CCGCGGTGCTATAGTGAAGATGAAGTCATCTGGCTTACCTCTGATGAAGTGAATCTGGGCACGGAGGTCTGAGTATGTACTTTCTGCTTGCGCTTGTACTGAGCGTGTCAGTTCATGCTCCTCCTACATCAGCCGCGCCCCGGCTCGTTCAGTCGGGTGTTACGGCGCCGCTCAGCATGCCCACTAGTCTTACTTTGTACAAACCGACGGGTGAACAGGTTGCCGTTTGTACAAAGTTGAGTTTCACTGGAACAGAGCCGACACTTAGTAAGTGCGAAATTGAAAAGGGCTTTACGCTTGACGACGTGATGAACGCGCGGCTTGATGCGTACGCCGCGAAAACTGAGTTGGAAGCGCCTGATAAGTAGTCCATAGTGATACGAATACTTAATGCGCGGTATTTGTAGCATTCGACTTGACAGCGCGCGACCTACTTACGCAGGAGAATACGCAAATGGCATTGATTACGTTTAGAAATTCGAAAATCGTTTATTACGGGCCGCACACTTGTGAGAATTGCGGCGAACTTATTGTCAAGATGGGAACTGAGTGGGGCGGGACGGCGTTCAACAATCCAGTCGGACCTATTTACCCCAATACAGAATGGTACCCACACGTCTGTGACCCCAAACTAGTACTGGCGCGTAAAAGTTTTTCAGCTAGTTCGCGTGTAACTGAGGACTTTCCACTGGCTAATGCCGTTATGCTTGGTCATGTAGGTTTTGTGGTGCTAGGCGAACGATTGCGATCTGATGTGGAAGGCGGTAGTTACCTCGTTATTAGTGCAAACTCTACTTTCGCCGCCACTGAAGATGGCGCGTGGCTGAGCGCGCTGGAACGATTGCAAAATGGCTGGCCAACCTGGCACATCGATCTGAGTAAGTTCGGTGTACACAGCCGCCTGACCGATGATTTGCAGCGATTGCCGGAGTGCGTCAGTAGTACACCTGCGACAGCATCATTCACAGTTTCAGTCTAAGTCGACCACATACACCTAACAAGGGAAAGGAGGGCCGCTGAGTTATGCCATCTAGCAAAAACAAAGCGGCCCGCTCCGCTCTTGACACATTGTTCGACGCCCGCACAGCGCCCGTTGGCGCACAGTATTCAAAGCGCAGTAAGATCACTAAGCAAGAAGATCATCTTGGTTTGATAGGACCCACTACCTCCAACTTGGCCCATGCCATCGACGTCTTCAGCAACCCAGCGGCACGCACGGGTTATGGCACTTCCAGCCTTGAGAACTATGCTGAATACCCGCTAATGCGGTTCTCGCTTAATTTTTGGGCTATCATCTCCTTCTTCGAGTCGTCCTGGATCGCCCGCCGCATCGTCTGCGCGCCCGCTGAGGATATCGTCAAGACTTGGCCGAAGATCACTAGCGACATTGATCCTGAAGATCTTACGCGTATCGATCGCGCCGTTCGCCGCACCAACACGCGCAGTAAGGTTCGCGAGGCTATTGAGAAGGCGCGGTTGTTTGGCGGCGCAGGCGCGCTGATCGCTATCAAGAAGCAAGACAAAGAACTGGATCAACCCCTAGAACTTGACAGCGTGGGTATTCATGACTACGCAGGTCTTATCACCTTCGATCGCTGGAGTGGGATCTCACCAACGGGCGACGTTTGCGACGACCTCAATCGCCCATTGGACTTTGGTCATTCAGAATTCTACGAAGTTAAGGTCAAAGGCGGCGACAGCTTCAAAGTGCACAACAGCCGCATCCTTCGTTTTAGCGGCCCGCGAATGCCGGAGCCGGAGAACTCAGCTTATCAGGATTGGGGCATCAGCGTCCTAGCTCCAGTGATTCAAACCATTCAAGGTTATGACACGCTGACGTCGAACGCATTGTCGCTTTCCTTCAGAGCTAACATTCTTGGGATGAAGGCGCCAGACCTTGCCGGCATGATGTCCGGTCTCAGTATGAACCAAGCAGCGGCGCAGAAGTTCGAGCAGCGCATGCAGCGGTTCAATGAGATGCTGTCGAATCAAAGCCTCGCGCTGCTCGAGAAGGACGGTGAGCTGAGCCAAACGCAGTATAGCTTCGCCGGCTTGTCGGACATGATGCAGATGTGGCAGTTGGCTATTAGCGGTGCCGCCAAGATGCCGGTCACTCGGTTGTGGGGCCGTACTTACAGCGGGCTCGGACAGGCCGGTGACGGTGACGAGAAGATTTACGAAGAGACCATCTCCACTGAGTCCGACGTTACATTGCGGCCAGCTTTGGAAAAGCTGTACCCGGTCCTGTGTATGAGCGAGTTGGGAGAAGTGCCGGACGACCTTGACCTACTGTTCCCCTCCATCCGCGTGCTGGATGACAAAGAGAAGGCTGAGCTGGCTAAGACCGTAGTAGATACCGCCGTAGTGGCGTTGAATGCAGGCGGCATCAGCCTGCGCACATTCGCCAAGGAACTGAAGCAGTCCAGCACCCGCACCGAGATCTTCACCAACATCACTGACGAGGACATCGAGAAGCTTAGTGACAAGGTCCAAGCCGAAGGCGAAATGGGCGAAGGGTTATTCGGTGCTGAGGGCGGAGGGCTGAATCCTGCGTCCTCGCCCGCTAAGGCCCTGACGGAAGAGAATAAGGCCGGTAAGGTAAACGGCCAGCCGGGTGAGGCGGATGAGCCACAGGGTCACCAGGCTCCACCAAATGGGTCTGTGGAGGAGGGTTCGGAAGGCACTTCAAAGGCGAAGGATGCCGGGTCTAAGTATGCGACAACTCGCGCTGAGCTTGTTTGGTTGGACGCCTGTGACAATGAGGCTTTAACACTGCCAAAAGCACTGCGGGGTACGGAACAAGGCGAGATCGAACTTCATAAACGTGTAGTTAGAAACCTCAGCTTTTATGCAGAGCAGGCTCACGTTGACCCAGCTAAATGTATGGCGTATGCACGGTCTAGAGGCTTCGCACAAGATGCCGACCTCCGCAAGGGCGTCACCAAGTGCCAATGGTGTGCCGCTGACTTGGATGGCGATGACGTGAACGGCTCGGTAGTCTGCCCGTCTTGTTCTGATGCTTATAGACGCGGAAGGGCGAACGACGTCAAACCATGGAGTGCGGCTAAACTGGCAACAGTAGAGGCGCTGCGTAGCGCTGGCTTCCGAATAACAAGTGATTCAAACTATGCCTACATTGTTTGGTTTGGGACAGAGGCGCCTGGCGCGCGCAAACCTGACCTGGACTTGCGAGCGACAGTGAGCGGCAACGGACAGTATGAAATGGGTGTGTGGGTTAGGGGTGCCTATGTTACTACTGAGCGCGGGTTCAAGCCAGAGCATGTGCAGCAGCAAGTATTAAAGTATGTACAGCGTGCTCAGGGGAAGGCGCGTACGAGGGCCGAAGACACTAAGATGACGCCCGAGCTTATCTGGCTGGAAGCTTGCGATAATGAAGCGGAAACATTGCCAAAAGCACTGCGCGGTACTGACGAAGGTGTAGCACTGCTTTATAGGCGCGCATTTGATAACCTGTATATCTACGCAGACCAGTACGGTGTTGATCCGGCTAAATGTAAAGCATACGCTAGAAGTCGTGGTTTCGTTGGTGACACAGGCCAGGCCCGCGACGCCGACGGCCCCGCAGTTGAAACTAAAACTATCCACGGCCTTCCAGTGGTCATCGAGCAGAAACGCGGCCAATGGCGCACAGGGCAAGGCTGGCGAGTGCGCATGGCGTATGACTACGGCTACTTTGACGGCATTCCTGGTGCGGACGGTGATTCGCTCGACATCTGCATCGGGCCTGATCCAGCGTCTACCTGGGTTTACATCTTCGATCAGAAGCATTTGCCGCCACGGCGTGGGTTTGACGAGCACAAGTGTTTTGTCGGTTATTCATCTATGGATGACGCCATCAAGGCATTCAATGCCGGCCACGACCGCGCTTGCTCCATCTACATGGATGTGACACCAATGCAAGTTGACGATTTCAAGAAGTGGCTCAAAAAGCATGACATGAGTAAACCAGCCGGAACGGTGAAACCCTGATGCTATTCAAAATGTGTCAATGCGGTCGGTCGTTCACATACAGCTGTCCAACTTGTCATCAGAAAGTTACTGCTCCAAACGCCGCGCCTCTAGGCGATGATGGCCGTTACGTTCCGGTCAGATCTAATCCGCTGAACCTGCTGCTGTGGCGTGAAGAGCGGGAACTTGAGCATCAACATGTACCAGATACGGCTAGTGGAGTAATGGCGTAGGAGGCTGTAAGTGCGGAAGCTCACACAATCGAGAACAGGCGGCACGGGAACATGCTTCCGCACTTCACTAGCTTCCATCCTCAATCTCCAAGAATCTGATGTACCAGACTTCCTAGACGCCAACGAGGACCCATATGTTAACACGTTCCTTGCCAAGCACGGCCTCCGTTATGAAGAGCTTCCGTATGATGCCGAGCAACCACCAGTCGGAGAGCACCTTATTCTAGGAATCTCGCCGCGCGGTGGAATGCACGCTGTAGTGGGAGTTGACGGCGTAGTAAAAATGGACCCTCATCCTATGGACGGGACTGGACGCGGCTTGGTTAAACCTTTGAAGTATGGGGTGCTGACTAGGGTGAAGGGTGAGGCGAAAGATGTGCTCTCTGGCAAGCGCCTTAACTCCGCTGCTGAACTTCTGCGAGCTAAACATGATGACATCTATAACAACCCCGCGCGCTTTGATCAAAATAAGGCGGCGAGTTATCGTGCCACCCATCA